TTTACCATGCCTACAAATTGAAAGAGTGGCCATGCCGATTTGCGATTGACCCTAATTCTAGGCAAAGGGCTATTTCGTCTGGAGATTCTCCTTATAAAATATTTGAAGATATTATGGGCGATGACCGATTGATTATTGCTGATAACAGAGTCAACTACGGAATATCTTTTATACGAGCCAAGATTGCTTCAGAACAATTATATATTTTTGAGTCGTGTGTAGAAACCCTTAAAGAAATGCGTTTGTATCGTTTCAAGGAAAACGGAGACATCTTAAAAAAAGATGACGATTTGATGGATGCGTTTCGCTATGGTGTAACCGCTTGGGAAAAAGCCGTTGCCCCTCCTGAACTTTTCAGAAAGCATGATGTAAACTATGAGTGGAAGCCTATTAACAAAAGAATCGGCTATTAGGAGATTTTTTAATGACAATGGAGTTTGGAGACATTCAGGGACAACCGCCTACTGCAACTACGTACTTGGCTAAAGTTGTAACTGATAAATTTACATGGTGTCGTAATTTAAGATTTTTGCAACAAGAGAAATGGCTTAATGCCAAAATGTCTTTTGATGGTATTGATTACTACAGTAACGAAGAAGAAGCCAATCAATCAGGTATCTTTTTGAATTTTACGCAAATGAAAACTATGGCTGCCTATTCGCAGATTATGTCTACGATGGGTGGTCAAGACGGATATCCGTGGAGTATTAAACCAACTCCTGACCCAACATTAGTGCAATTGGGTTTTGAAGGCGGAAAACAAGCAGAGAAAGAACCCAACCTACCAGAAGAACTAAAACAAAAAATTAAAGAAGCTAATATGGCTTGTGATGGTATGCGCGTTAAGATTACTGACCAACTTGCAGAATCTCACTGGGAAGAAAAATTTTCTCGTGGAATTATGGATTTAGTAACTTTGGGAACCATGGTGGTTAAAGGTCCATTTTCAAGTGGTATTAAAAAAGAATCTTGGTCTTTGGAAGTAGAAAAGGATGATTCTATTAAAAATACTTTTATTAGTATGTTTAAGGAACCTGAAGTTATACAAAAGTATGTATTAAAACCCAAGGACGAAGACCCCATTCCAGACTTTGATATTATTTCTCCGTTTGAGTTTTACCCAGACCCATCTGCTTTTACCATTGAAGACTGTATGTGGGCAATTCACCGAAGAGTATTAAACAAATCTCAACTAATGGATTTGTCTAAAGTAGATGGTTTTGACGCAGAAGAAATCTACAAAGTCATTGAAAATAACCCCAAGGGTAACTGGACGGCTGAAGTTTGGGAAAGCCGCGTCTACGCATTGAACCAAAGACAAACACCATTGATTCGTGGAGACCGATATGTAGCTCTGGAGTATTGGGGTTATTTATCAGCAAAAGAGTTAGAAGATGCAAATGTAGAAATTCCAAAAAATATGAAAAAGTGGGAACAGTTTATGTGCTGTGTCTGGACAGTGGGAAATCATTGTATCAAGATTGCTATTAGTTCTATGGAAAAACCCTATGTCCCGTTCTTGGTTTGCCCTTACGAAAAGGTTCTATACAACATATGGGGTCGTGGTGTTCCAGAAAAGATGAGAGACCCACAGGATATTGTTAACGCCGCTGCTCGTGCCATGGTGGACAATATGGGTATTGCTGCAGGGCCTCAAGTCATCTATGACACAAGCCGAATGGTTAATGGATTTAAGTTTGAAGGCATTAAGCCTTGGGGCGTTTGGCCACTTAAAACTCTTGAGGGCATTTCTGCGCCTCCCGTTACTTTCGTTCCAGTACCCAGTATTCTTGGAGACCTAAAAGCACTGCAAGATAACTTCAAGGTATTTATCCAGGAAGTTACATCCATGCCTGACATGACTTCTGGTTTTTCAAATAGTGCTTCTGGACAACACAATCGTACGGCTGGTGGTATGAGTATGCTTTTTAATGCAGCCACAACTTACATCAAGGGAGTTATTTTTAACATTGATAACTACATCACCAAACCCATGATTCGCAGAATGTACGATTGGAATATGCAATTTTCCAGCGACCTTCTCATAAAAGGCGATTTCAGTGTTGATGCAGGTGGTGTTCAAAGAATTATTTCCAATGAAAATAAGATGGCTAATATGCAAGAGTTATTACAATTAATGCAAGACAAGAGTTATCAACCCTACATCAACAAAGAAGCCATGCTTAAGGAATGGGTTCGTATTCGTGGGTTTGATGCTTCTGACATTATTAACTCTGATTCTCAAGCCCAACAAAATATCCAAAATCAAATGGAACAAGAGGCTGCACAGGCCCAGATGAACAATGTACCAGCGATGAGAGCCGAGATTCCTAGACCCGATGCGTTGCTAGAAATCCTACAAAAAACAGACAAGAACAGCCCCGCATATCCTGGAATATTAGAACAAGCATTGCTTGCACAAGATGCAATGTCTGATTCACTCGCTGCTGCTATTGATGTTATGAAGACAAATACTTTTGGCGAAGCACAACAAAAAACACAGTCTTTGCCACAAGGCATTAGAACTCAACAAACTCCAGACGAGAAAAACTTGCAAAGAATTGGTGGATATCCACAAACAGCCCCCAAACCTCCGCAACAACCTCCGCAACAACCTCAACAATCTGAACAGGTTCAGGAACCCGAAGGTCAACCCCAAGGTATGCCTCCAGAAAACCTATGATATATTTCAATTAGGAATACATGAAAGAATTTGATTTTGAACAAAAACAACTAGAGGAAATTAAACCTATTGTAAATAGTCCATATTGGACGAAATTACAAGAGCTAATGGAAACTAGAATAGAACAAAAAAGGGATTCTTTAGAAAGAGTCCAAACCTTTGAGGAAGTTCTTAAAATTCGAGGATTTATAGAAGCCTTAAGGGAAATTAGTGAACTTGACAAAGCAATAGAAAGATTTGATGAGGCAACTAAATCACAATTTCGTGGTCGTTAGCCTTTGATTTATTTAACCAAGTCCACATGGACCGTTAAGGAGTGATTATGCATCGTAAAGATGAAATTAAGGAAAACGCAAGACGAGCAGATGAACTTGCTAAACAACTGGCTGCACAGGGTTCTTTAGTACCCGCAGACGGAATTATTAAAGGTTCTGTATGGACCAATAAAGTTCCCGATGTAACGCAACCTTTTGAAGAGACAAGTTCTTCAGCAAGCGAAGAGATGCCAACTCAGCCCGAACAGGAAAAAACTGTGAGTGCCGAAACTAAACCGCCTGTTCAAGACGAGGAATCTCTGGTCCCTGAAAAACAATATCGTTCCGCTGTTAAAGCCATGAACGAAGCCCAACGAATGACTGCTGAAACCAGACAAAAGTTGGAAAAAGAGGCTGCTGAAAAAGCGAACTTACTTAAAGAACTTGAGAAGTATAAGACACAAAAAGTCAGCAAAAAAGAAGATTTAGAAGACGCTGATTCTTACATTGACAAACTATTTTCAGAAAATAATCAATTTGAAGATAGCGTCACTACGGAAAACACCAGTTCTCCCATTGAAAAGAGAATTGCTTCTGTAGAGGAACAACTCCAATCACAAAAAGATGAACGGGAACTAATTAAACTTCAAGAGGATATTCGTCTTAGAGATGAACGAGTCAAGAAATATCATAGTGATTATGATGAAATTAGATTTTCCGATGACTTCAAGTTGTGGATTTATGGAGATGCACCTAGTTTGTATAAGCAAGTCTATGAAGGCACTGTGCAATTTGACGATACAGATGCCGTAAAGGTTATTAGTGATTACAAAACCTTTAAATCTCCTGCTGCAAAATCGCCTAAGCCAAAACCAGGTGCTGCTGAAGTTAATATTAAAAGTAACCCATCAGTAGTATCGGAAATGGCAACTCAAACTGAACCTGAATTTACTGCCGAAGATATTAACCGTTTGCCGTATGATATTCACAAAATTAAAGACCCTGCACAACGCAAGGCTTTAATGGCTAAGGCGGATGCGTTTTTATCCAAGCAATTAACCAAAAACAAAACTTAAACTTAAAGGAAATTTAACATGGGCGTTCCACGCACTGGGAGTAATCTACCGAACGGTAATTTTATTCCTCAGATTTATTCGGCAAAATTGCAGGATAAATTTTACGCAGCTTCTACCGTTCCAGCTATTGCTAACCACGATTGGGAAGGCGAAATTATGGCTTATGGCGACACCGTCAATATCCGTAAAGTCCCTACCATTACTATTAACGATTACACCGTAAATAACACCATCAGTTATCAAGATGTTACGGATGAAAAACTTCAATTGCTTATCAACAAAGCAAAATACTATGCTTTTAAAGTTGATTACATTGATGACTACCAGTCAGATTTGGCTGTTATCGACATGATTACCCAAGACGCTGCTATGCAAATGGCCGTCACGGTAGACCAGTCGGTTCTTCAAGCCATTTACGCTGACGTTGCTACTGCAAACACCATTGGTGAATCTGGTACCAACGTTCCTACGATTGGTGTTACCGATGCTATTGATTTGGCTGCTCTTAGTGAATCTGCTCGCTTGACCCCTCTTCTAATGGGTGGTGAAGTGCTGGATTCAAACAATGTTCCCCGCGATGGCAAACGATGGGCGGTTGTTAATCCCTCGTATGCTCGTCAATTAAAACAGTCTGATTTGAAGTCTGTATTAATTACGGGTGACAGTGAGTCACCACTTCGTAACGGCTATATTGGTGAAATTGATGGAATGAAGATTTATGTTTCCAACAATCTCATCAATGCTAATTCTCATCCCGATGCGGCTAATTTCTGCCGTATGTATGTTGGGCATGAGTCTGCTGTGAGTTTTGCAAGTCAGTTCATTAAACATGAAATGCTGCCTTTGCAAACCACATTTGGTTATGGAATTAAAGGTCTACAAGTCTTCGGATTTAAGACCGTTAAGCCAGAAGCCTTGTGCATGATTAATGGTTTCTAATTTCTAGAACCATTGGTAATATGAATATGGGGGTCTCCTGACCCCCTTATTCTTTTATGGAGAGATTATGGCAAAGAAACTAGTAAAAAT